TAACAAATACTTTATTTACACCACAGTCTTTGAAATACTGAATATCTTCTTCTAAATCTGATCCAGTAAATCCCCAAATCAGCCCTTTATAGCCATTTGATCTTATTATTTTAACTGCTTCAGGACCTTCCATTACAGGCATTCTTTTATCAATAGTTACGAGATCATAAGTATTATTTTTTAATTTTTCGACAGCTAATGATCCATTTTGTATATTTTCAATGGAAACAAAATCTCTTAATTGTATTTTCATTAATTTAAATAGGCGAATATCGTCTTCGACAATTAATATTTTTTTTTTTGTTTTGTTAATAGGAGATTTTGAAATAATTTTTGTTTTTTGTAAATCATTTAATTTATTTAAAATGTTATCAGATAAATTGAATGTCTTTGTAAAAATAACTTTGGCACCACCTAATTTAGAGGATTTATCGATAATTAAATTTGATTGTGGTATTTTACAAATAGTAAATATACCATAGCCAGATCCTTTATTTGTTATTTTGGATTGATGATATAAATTACCAATATTTTCATAATCTTTTTGGAATCCTGGTCCAGAATCTTCAACACATATTGTTAGATCAACATATTCATCTTTGGATTCAATAATGAATTCCAAAATGACTTGGGGTGAATTAATAGTATTTTCATAAAATCCTAATGATGCTTTTTTTGCATTAGAGTATAGATTTGTTAGAACAGTAAACCATTCAAAATAAACCCCGTCTACAAAGGGTATTTCTTTTTTACCTTTTAAATTTATAGATAAGGATAATTTTATATCTTTTTCGGAATTTACATAAACTACAAAGTCAGACCATAATCTTTGCAAGTCTAAAAATCCCTTTTTTGAATTTTCTGTTTCTTTATAAAAGGACATACTTGCATCACAAACTGCTTGTAATCGTTCGGTTTGCACCTTAAGCATTTGCACCATATTCAAAGAATTGTCATCGCAAATGTTTAGAAATGATTCAACATTCCTATTTTGAATCATTTCAATTATTATATTATGAGAGATTTTGCATTGTTGAACTAAATTTCTTATTTCATGGCTTTGGGATGCCGAATGAGTTCTTGTGATTTCAGCTCTTGCTACTACTTCTCTCATTTTTTCAATTTTTAATTCTTCTTCAATATTTCTTAAATGTAATAATTGTGTTTTATCTTCTAATGTTGTTCCTTTAATTCCATAGGAATTCCATGAACCATCTTTGTGTTTTATTTTGTATTTTGAATATTTAATTATTTTATTTTTTGTATTTTTTAAAAATTTATTAGAATCATCAATATGAATGATATTTGTTAAATTAATGTCATAGATATAATCTTCATATCCTAATAATTTGACTAATGGAGAAACCATCTCAATTTTATCATTTTTATGGTTGTATAAAATAATAATATCTTCAATATTATTAAATATTGATTCCAATCTATCTTGTAATTTTATAGTTTTAATTTCATTTTCCATTACTTTAAGATGTATTAAATCTAATCCATTTTGCAATATTGTTCCAGTGGATGAAACCCAAACATAATTATTATTTTTATTTAGAAAACGAAATTTATGACATGGAATATTTCCATTTAATGATATTTTATTCCTAGCATTTTTTATGGTGACTATATCATCAGGATGAATATTTGTTAAACCATATTTCATAAATTCTTCAACACTGAAACCAAAATGAGTTTTGACTGAAGGAGAACACATTTGAATATTTTGTTCATCCCAATTTGATAAGAATAGTACTTCATGCATATGATTAAAAATTTGTTTAATGTTGTTTGTAAATTCTTCGGAAATCATTTCTTTATCATATGGTCTTGCATGTACTAATTGATAATTATCTTTAGTAAAATTCAATTTGCAATGATACCAATGATAGGTATTGTTGGAATGTCTTAATCTTACATTGAATACATTTTCATTATCGTAAAAAACTTTATTTTGTTTTTTTAATAAATATTTTATTTTTTTATCGGTTTCCTTTTTTTCATTGGGATGGACTAAAGATAACAAATTTATATTCTTATCATTATTATTATATCCTAATGTTGTTTTAAATGTTGGAGATGAATAAAGTAATTTATGATTTATCCAATCATAAAAGAACACGATATCAGTCGTGGATTTAAAAAATAAGTCTTGTTGATCAATTATCATTTCTTTTTCTTTTTCCTTATCAATTGTATGTGAAATATTTTCAATTACACTACAGATTATTTGACTATCTTTTGATTTTTGTAAAACAAATATTTTAGCAATTCCAGTATGGAATTTTTTTGATTTATCAAAATATAATTTTATAATTTGTGATTTTTTAGTTAATGATGCTTTTTTATATACATCATTTAATTTATTTACCTGATCTTCATTGAATCCTTGTTTTAATTTTAATTGAAAGCTTTCATTAAAAAGTTCTATATCAGTATAATCACAGATTTCTATTATATTTTTAGATGCCCATATGATCTTAGAATTTTCGTATGATCCGTCTGTTTCAACTATAGTTACTACAAAATTTGTAGTATTTAAAATGTCTCTGAATTCATTTTGTGAATTTATGATAGAATCATTTATCGCTTCGTATGTTAATTTATTTTGAATTTTTAAGGAATCAGATGAAAATTTAAAAATAATAATGCCCATCACTAATGCAATTAATTGAAATAAAATAATATAAATTAGTAATCCAAATAAAATCCTCCAATAATTTGAATTTATAACTAGGTGGTTTTGAAAAGAAAATTTATCTAAAGAGAAAAACCAAAAATCTGGATGATTATTAGCAAGATAAAAATCAACATTTTTAAATATTTCTTCTCTTTCGGATAATTGAATATTATTATTTATTAATGCCAATATACCTGAATCTCTAAATATTTTAATATCATTAATAAATTGACTTTTGTTTACAAAATGATAATTTCTAATAGATTGTAATTCTCTGAATTGTTGCATTTTATCACAAATTGATCCTCCTAGAATTCCATATATTTGTGCAAATAAAATCCAAAAAACTGTAATAAAATTAAATGTCTTAACTATAGGATGATATTTCATTTTTTTTTTATAGTCATTATAACATTTTTCATTTATTATATTGATATTTTTTTTTTTTTTTTCCTGATCAATAATATCGAAAGGAATTATTTTTTTCATATTTTTGATAATTTATATTTATAAATAACATTTCAAATTTATTCAAACTTTTTCTAAATCATTGCAGTTTCCACATTCTATTTCATTTATTGATTTTGAATTTAAATCATTCATTTCTCTCCAGTCACCTGCTACACTTGATGCCATGTACCATTTCTTATTATTATCGGGCGATTTTGTAAATTCTGGATCATTAGTAACTGGAAATTGATAAGCGACTAGATTTCCATTCATATTACCAGTTTCTACTCCATTTTCTAATAGTATTCTCCAGCTCCATTCATCTGGACTGTCTGAAAAACTAGATTTTGAATATCCTAAATATAGATCTGGATTTATTTTATTATTCTTTGGTAGCAAATATAATGGTGAATTATTTAAACATTTATCAATGATCAAATTATAATCAATATTTTTATTTCCACCTAATAATGCATTTAGCCATCCGCCAGTCGAAAATTTTGGATTTTTTGGACCATTCATAGTAATTTTTTGGAAACATTTAATTTCATTGCTCACTAGATTCTTTTTTTTAAAATTTCTAAAATAAAATAGGATAGAGAGAAATAAAAAAACATTATTTCTTAAAAACATTAAAAAAAATATAATAATTAAAATCTGATTCATTTTCTTTTTTAAAAATAAATTAAAATATTTTTGAAAATTAAAATATATGAATGATTAATGTTTTAAAACTAATCTATTTCGTAATTGGAACAATGAAATTATAATAATCATCATGATTCCCAATAACGGATGAATTGTAAGTATCAGCCCATTTTCCATCTAACATTTTTGCTTTGAATGTATTGAATTCTGCCGAATTTATTTTTCTAAAAAGATTGTAAGCTACTATATATTCTCCATTATCTATTAATGTATATTCATTTTTAAATTTTTCAATAGCTATTTTAGCTTGAATTTCTTCGCCATATATGCGTTTAAATTCACTTTTTGCATATTGAATACAATTCATTCTTTTTACTTCATAAGTTTTCCTTGTTTTATTTTGTATTTCAAGATCTGCTGTTTGTTTTTTCGGTAATTTAATATTTTTACATTTTATATTCATTGTAATATTATTTTCCTTAGGATTATTATTTTCCTTTGGAATATTATGATTAATAATTATATCCTTTAATAATTTTTCTTTATGAAATAATTCGGATTCTTTTTTTTTTATAAATCTTTTGTTAATTAGTTGATCAGGATTTAATTTTATTTTATTTGTAAATTTCGGATTATTAATAACATTTATTTTTGGTTCTTGGATTTTGATTGTGTCCAATTCTATAGTTGTTTCTACTTTTTTTTTTTTTTTTTCGGAGGGTTTCGAGTTGGCTATGACAACGTTGGGCGCTTGTGCGCCAATTCTAACTTCGTTGGCGTATAAGCAGTCAGATAGGACGTTTGTAATAGTATCATTTAAAGAAATATCTTCTAATGATTTCTCATCCTTTTGACTTTTGCAAGGACATTCTTGATTATCTTTTTTAAATTTATAAACAGCTGCAATTATTGCTAAAATTGAAAACACTAAGACAAAAATTTTTACATTTTTATTTACGGATTTTGGATGAGATTCAATGATAGTTGAATTATGTTCCCGATTATTTTTCATAATTTATATAATAGAAAGAAAATTATTCTGTTGATTTTATTGATTGTAAAATCCCAATTTCGTTGCTTTTTTAATTAATTTGTCAAAATTTTTATAAAATTCCATTGTATGTCCAATAGATTTTGTAACACAATGAGATAATTCATGAAGTAATATATACAAAACCATATATTTATCATAGAATTCATTATTACTATCCTTAAAACTTAAATAAATATTTTTTTTATTTAATGTGTATGATTCATTATCATGACCAAATAAATTAAAATTTTTTGCTCTAACATCAATAAATTCAATTATTTTTTTAAAATCTTTCAAATTCTTTTCTTTATGATTTAAATTTTGAATAGTCATATTATTCCATATATGTTCAAAATTTTTGTCTTTGATACGATTTTTATTTTTGTTTGGATAGATCGATTCTTCATGATTTGTAGAATTTAAAACTACAAATGATATAAATAATATAGGTAAAATCATATGAAACCATAATATATTAAAATTTTTTTGTTTTTTAAAAAATGTAAATTTTTTTTAAATTATTAGTATTATCATTATTTTCGCCAAAAGTTTGTTTTAAATTTTTAAGTTCCAATTGATAATTTTTAATTTTTAATTCATTAAGTCTTATAGATTCTTCACATTCTTTAATTTTTCTTTTAATCATTTTCTGTTTTTCAATTTCTTCATATTCACTACAGATATAAGTCATTAATAATCCAGATAATATTTCCATTATTAATTTATTACAGATTAAATTTTTTTTCTTAATTTATAAAAATTTTGAAATAAAGAATTACCAAAAAAATTAAATTTATCTTTTTTTTTTTTTTCGATACCAAATAATAATATTATCTTTATCTTCGTTATTTCTTTTTATTGTCTCAACATTACATGCTGACCATCCACCTTTCGCATTATGTGTTTTTTCATAAGATAATTGATTATCACTAAATTCTATCGGAACTGCTCCCCATAAGTATTCTTCATTTATATCCTGATTAGGATTTCTTGGAATAGATATTTTGGATTGATTTAAATTTTTTTTTGATATAAAATTAGAATAAAAATTATCAAATGATGGAATACCACCTAATCTATTTGTGATTTCGTTTAATTTTTCTAAATGTTCTAATGCTTTTATTTTTTTTCTATCATTATAATTATCATTGTACAAATATGGTACATTATAATTTTTCAAAAAATTGATGAATAAATACCAATCATTTGACTTTATTCCCAAATCATGTAAAATAGTTAAATGTCCTTTATCATTTCGGATTTGAATAATTGGACCGAAATGATTAGTTTCAATTGTATTGTTAATATCAAATAATCTTTTAAAAATGAGTGCATTTCCTAAATATTTATTATTCTTTAAAAAAAATTTATCAATAATGATTATTTTTTTATCAGCTCCGATAGCCAGATCCAAATTATTTTCATTTTTTTTATTATTTAGGATATTCATGAATATTATTTTATTATATGGTTATTTAATCTTTAAATTATTTATTTGTATGATATTATGTCCTATCTTTTTGCAATGTAAATTTTTGAGCAATATAATTTTATTATTACGATTTATTTTTAGCATATTACATAGATTCATGATTGATTTTTTACTTGGAATTTTTAGAATCAATTTCATTTCTAATAATTTACGAAAAATCAAATTCCAATAATCTAAATCGTAACAATTGATATAATTTATTGTTATATTATTTTCATCTATTTTATTTATTTTTGTTTGTTCGGATAACATCATTTGATAATTATCATATATTTTTTGATAGTTTTCCGATAATTTTAAGAATCCATTTAGTAAATATGGATCAAAATTATAAATATTAGGAATAAGATGATCTCTCATCTTCCCTCTTTCACTCCATTTTGGTGTTGAGTCTTTCAAATATGGAATATTATATAAATTTGCCATTTTTAGAATTTGTTTTTTTGATATAGATAAGAATGGACGAACAATTTTTATTTCATTTTGTAGTGATACTGGTAGCATCCCATTAAGATTTTCGTAATGAATATTTTTTTTAATATTGGAAAATATATTTTCTAGGCAATCATCTCTATTATGTCCTAATACGATAGTTCTATCTAAATACTTATAACAATCAAATCTTATTTTTTTTGTTATTTTTTCATAGAAATTTCTATTGATGTTTGTAGTTCGTTGAATTTCTTCGATTTTCATGATAAAAAGATCAATATTTAAAAATTGACAATAATAGTCTAATAATTCAGTCTCTTTTGTGGTTTCTTTTCTATTACAATAATTTATATGAATAGCATTTATATTAAAATTCATTTTTTTTAATATGTATAAACAAACCATTGAATCAACGCCTCCAGATAATGAAATAGTAATATTTGTATTTTTCGGAATAATTTTTTTTACATTTATTTCGATTAAATTCATAATTTTTTGATTTTCTTTATTTAAAGATTGTAATTCAGATGTGATTTTCTCTTTACTTTTTCTATACTGGCATGATTCACACAAAATATTTTGATCCTCAAGATGATAATGGAAAAGATCTATTTTTTTAGTTTTTGTTGGAGTTTTATGTTTATAAATTGAACGAATAGTTGCTTTAAAAAATCTATTAAAATATTTGCTATTTTTATATTTACTTGAATATTTATTAATTAATTTTAGGCAATAATATAAATCATCCGATTCCCCATGTCTAAATGGCATTAATATAAAACAAATTTCTTTATCTGAATAATCATATTGTATTGTTATATCATTAATAATTTCATTACTGATGTTTCTTGCATATTCATGATATTTTTTATCTAATGGAATTTTCAAATATCTAGAAATATGTCGTGAAATTTGGTCACATAATATTATGATAAATATATAATGATTTATCGTAGATTTATTTAAAATTATAGGTTCCTTTAGATCTAATTTTTCGTAATGAAGTATAAATTTATCATAGATTATTTTATCTTTTTTAATATTATAATGAAACCAAAAATCTTGATTATTAAACCAGAAATGTAATAATTCATTTTCGCTTTCATTCATTTATATAGTTATGTTTTTTATAATTTTTATATAATTATGATTTCAAATTTAAAAAAAAGGAAACTAAATATAGTTGTTATCAATAGCAATATTAGAATAATATAAACTAAATTTTGATGTTCATATTCATTAATGATCATTAAGTATCAGATTATTAGTTCAAAATAAATTTAAAAAAAAAACATATTATAATAAATATAAACAATAATAATGATAAATTATTTAAGAAAATATCTTAATAACAGCAGAAAGATTACTTATAATTTTATATTAGATTCTAATAATCATTCAAAAATATTAAATTTTGGTCATAAAAATAAGATAGGGCAAATAAAGAAGAAAATAGATCATAATAATTTTTATCATAGAAACATATATGAAACTAATAAATTCTTTTTGACACGATCATTTTCAACATCTACGAAATTTAAATACAACGATTATGATTTTAAAGATATTAAAAATATGTTTTCTCTATCTAATAATGACGAAATAAGAGATTATCGAAATATATTTCTATTGTTAAATTTTTATCATTTAATGATAGTATTACACAATTACTGATTACAAAATTTATGAATTCCAAAATACCAATAATATATAATTATTCTCAGGATGTACTATTTAAACAATTTTGTGGAGGTGAAAGCTTAAATTCCTTACATAATCTATGTTTGCAACTAAAAACCAAGAATATTTCACCATTATTAAATTATGGCGTAGAATACTCCCGTGATTCTAATTCTTTGGATGATACTTACAATGAAATGAAAAATATGATTGATTACTTAAAGAAAAATGAATCTGGTCAGGCAATATTGAGGGTAACTGGTATCATGTCTGATGAAAGATTGTCAATGAAGCAAAGAAATATGGATTTATCAACAATACAAGAAGAGGAATGGAAAAAAGATTTAAAAAGATTAGAAAATATATGTGAATACGCCTCTAAACAAAATATATTATTAATTTTTGATGCAGAAACTATGGATATTCAAACTAAGATTCATGAATTATCAATAGAAATGATGAAAAAATATAACAAAGAAAAGGCTAATATTTATGGAACAATACAATTTTATAGAAAGGATTCTCACGATCAATTAAAAGAATTATTAGAACTCGGCAAATGCAATGATTTTAAAGTAGGTTTAAAATTAGTTAGAGGAGCTTATATTTTCGATGAAATTAAAAATAATCGTAGACATTTAATTCATGATAATAAAGAGAATACAAATAAATCATATAATGATGCTGTAAGTTTGGTTTTAGAAAATATTGATAATGTTTATAGTTTATTTGCTACACATAATTTGGAAACAGTGAATCATATATTAAGTATATTAGAAAAGGAGAATATACCATATTATTCGGATAAAGTGATTATTGCGCAAATGCTGGGTATGAGAAAAGATATAACTTTTAATCTTCATAATGTAAATGTAAGCCAATTTATTCCTTATGGGAAGAAATCAGTACTTTTTCCTTATTTAGTAAGGAGAGGTATTGAAAACTCTTCTTCATTAGGAAATTCTAAAATAGAATTATTAAATGCCCAAAACGAAATATTAAGAAGATTATCCTAAATTATTTTGTGATATCTTCAATTATCATATTATGGAATCGATGAATAGTAGTTTCAAATTCAGGAACTATTTTTCCTCCCTTGTATTGGTTGCTGTATAAACCTTGTTGAACTTTTTCACAAATATCAATATCTTCCAAATTGACACAATCATAAAACTCCCATAATTCATCTATCCACTTCTCATCACTATTATTTTCAACGATTAATGTTGCATGTTCAACAGTTTTATTTGGGGCAATAGGATCTAATATAATAGAAAAAAGATGATTAGGAAATAAAAAATAGAAAATATTAGGAAACAAAAAATGAAAATTCGCAACATTACTAAATTTAGAGTTTAAGTTATTAAAAGTTTTTTTCCTTTCAATATCAATAGCATTTCCTGAAGATGTTAGTGGGTCTGTCTTGAATGAAACATTTTTACCTGGTCTCTGTGTACAAACATGATTTTTTATAGTTGAATTTTTTACTAATTCAGGATGTACACTAGGTAAATGATAATATTCAATAAAATTATCTACCAATAATTTCCAGTTTGTATTCGTTTTGAATTCTTTCTGACGAACAATTTTTGAATTTTTTAAGGGATAACTATCTAAATCTCTTAAAACAGATCCAAAATAATCTTCGATAGAATTTTCTTGATTATTATTAATATTTCCAAAAATTATATTATTGTAAATCTGTGTCTTAATATTAAATAATGAAAAATCTTTTTTATTAAAATTTTTTTGATCTTTATATAATGGTGTCGAAAGTAACTCTCCATTTAAATTATAAGTCCATCTATGATAAGGGCATACTATACCTCTTTTAAATGTATCATTTGAAACTAATTTACATGCACGATGTCTACATACATTTTGAAATGCAGAGATTTCATTATTTTTATTTTTTGTAATAATGATTGGCATATTATTAATTTTTTTTGATATAATATTATTATCTTCCAATTCATTTGTATATCCTAATGCAATCCAATTATCATAAAATATTTTTTTTTGTTCAATCTTAAAAAAATCATCACAGAAATAAGTATTTGGATCTATTGTTAATGCATGGATAGGATTTTTTAAAGTTTGTTGATAATGATTTTGATTTTGATATTTTAAATTATTTTTTACTAAAGTCGAAAAATATTGTTTTTTTGCTATTTTTTTTAATAAATTATTCATAAGAAAGTAATTATATATTAGTATTTATTTTTTTTTATATATTAATTAAAATAATTTTATTAAATAATATTAAATATTTTAGTAAATTTTAAAAAAAAAATTTTCTTTATAAGTTTTATTTATGAAAAACAATTCTAAACTAATTTCAAATATATCTAATTTCTCAATTGCATACAATTTTCAATCATTAACGTTGGCACTTTTTATTATTGAATATTACAAGTTGTTCGAAATATCCACTTTTGAAATGAATATTCTTAAAAATATTGTTTTTATTGGAGCTATTCTTGGACAATGCATAATGGGATATGTTGGAGATTTATTAGGTAGAAAAAATGCTATATTAATTTCAAATTTCGTATTAACTATGTCTATATTATCTTCATCAATGTTGTCATTAAAAAATTTTTTTTTTATGTATTAGTTTGTTCTAGATTTGTCTTAGGTTTTTGTGTGGGTGGGTTGTATCCACTTACTGGTTCATTGAGATCTGAATGCGAAAATGATCAACATAAAAGAATCTATGGTGTATCAAAATCTTTTATTTGGCAATGTCCAGGTGGTATGATGCCGTACGTTGTTGGATTTTTTTTATCATATATGGATAAATTTATAAGTTACGATATTATGTTTAGAATCATTTTATTTCTTGGTTCAGTTCCAAGTTCAATTGTTTTAATTTTGTCATTTAATTCTCATGAAAATGAATCATATTTAACAAATAAATGTAGTAATCCTTTCAATATAGCTTTAAAACAAAAAAAATATTGGTATATTTTGATTGGAACTGGATTTAGTTGGTTATTTTATGATATTTTATTTTATGGACTTACATTTAATATTCCTGAAATTTTAAGTAATATATTTGGAAAACCTGATCTAAATGATATTTGTTGGCAAACATTTTTCATATCATTTATAGGTTTATTGGCAAGTATTCATGCATTAAATATTATAAATAATTATGGATGTAAAAATCTACAAATGTTTAATTTTTTTTATTTTTCGTTACTTGTTTAATATATTTTATTTTTGAAATTTGTGATTCTAATAGTAAATGGTTGCATTTTACATTTACTACAATTTTATTTTTTTTATTAAATTGGGGAATTAATCTCACAACATATGTAATACCATCTGAAATATTTCCTATAAAAACAAAAGGAATTTTCTTTGGAATAACGGCAGCAATGGGAAAAATAGGAGCTCTGATAGGTACATTTAGTTACAATCTTCCTAATGAAGACCATAAATGGATTTTTTATTTGTGTTCATCAATTATAGTTTTGGTTTGGCTCTTACATTTGTCTTTATTGAGGATGTTGAATGTAATCGAAAAAATCAAAAAAATGATTTAGATGAAATCATATCTGATGATCTTGAGAATAATTTATTATCTGAAGAATCTGATGTATTAATTATTCAATAAATATTATTATAAATAAATTTAATATTAAAATGAGAATTATTTTTAATATTAGATCTAAAAAAAATTTTTTTTTTTTGTTATGATATTTTTTTTATTGAAGATAGATTTATTTCTTTTTATTTGTTCTTCTTTTAGTAGTTCTTTTATTTTTTTTTTTTAAAGATTTTTTTGATGTTTTTGTAGATCTTTTTGATTTTTTGGATTTAGATTTTTTTACTCTTCTACCACCGGTTTGGATACCACATGATAAATTTTCTCCTCTGGATCCTAAACCAAATGGTGCTAAATTTGGTGATGTTAAATTGTAAGGAGTTAATATTTTATCTGAAGTTCCAAAACTTCTTGCGATTGTTGGTCCATAAGCATTGGGTAATGGTTTTAAATATGGTGATCCTTCAGGAAAGTATCTGTTTAATTCTCCTCCAAAATATTGAATGGGCATAAGAACTCTTCCTCCTTTTTGTTTACGACGTGCAATTTTGCTTCTAGATTTATTTTTTCTTATAATACTTTTTTTTTTTGGCATTATATTATACTTAGAAGAAATTATTTATTATTTATTTATTTTTCTTTTTTTCTTTAAAAATTTTTAAATATTTTAAATAATTATTATATGCTTCTTTTCTTCTGATTGTATCAGGTGCTTCTTTCTCAAAATTATCATATTTTCTTAAATAATATATTTTTTTTTGATATAGTGTCATATTCTTTACTTTGTTTAAATTTTTTATATATATTTTTAATTACTATCAATTATTTTTCCATATAAATCATAATTGTTAAATTTAAAACTAAATTCTTTTTTTACATAGATAAAATTTTCATCTAAATTTACTAGCCCTATATATTTTTTTTTTTCCGCACTAGAATTTTTTTTAACTATTCCTACTAATTTTCCAACTTTATTATTTTTAAAGTATACATCTACACTATTACCATAAAAAAAAGGAGGTTTGGAAATATCACTTTCAGAATTTAATTCAAACTTTACATATTTTCTTAAAGTTTGGTTTTTAATTTTCTCTAATGATTTCTTACCTAAAAAATCTTTATCAAAATTTATTAAATATTTTGAATTATTTATTTCTAATCCATTTGTATCTTTTAATGTATCGCTCCCATAAGATAACATATTACCTTCAATTCTCCTTAATTGATTTGGTCCAGATGGTTTAATATTATATTTCTTACCTTTTTGCATGATATATTTCCATAATTTTTCAGCTTTTAGATTATCTAATAATAATATTTCATAACCATTTTCAGGACTCCATCCGGAATTAGATATAATAACAGGTATATCATTCAATAATCTATAATTTTTAAAACATAACTTTTTTAAATCAATTTTATCATTGATTAAATCTTCTACTAATAATTTTGATTTAGGTCCTTGTATTGCTAATGTTGAAATATCTGTTTCTTTTATATTAACCGCTTCTATCCTATTAATTAATAAGAATAAAGATATATAATATTATAACCATACCTAAAGTTTAGATCCTTACTTTTTTTAATTACAAATAGTATTTGAAATCTATACAATCATCT